TGCAAACTTTGAGCACCTCGGTTTATGATCTTGACCAATCATGTCGAGCAGTCAGGCTTAAGAATTTGCAAGTATGGCCTGCTGTATCTGATCGCTGGGATGCCATTACGATTACCTACGTTGCTGGCTACGCACAATCATACCTCGTTCCGGCTATTGCAAAGCAAGCCATGCTGCTGCTCGTTGGCTATTATTTCGATGCCAATCGAGGCGACAATGACCGGAACAACGACCAGCGAGCCTACGAGGCGTTAGTGACCAAGTTTATGCGGAGCAATTATCCGTGAGCTATCGTCCCAGCAAGTTTAGGCTTGGATCATTGCGGGATCGCATAACGATCCAGCAACTGACGGAAACTATTTCCGATGCTGGTGACGTTACGCCAACTTGGTCCGATAAATACAAAGATGAGCCTGCTGCTTTTGATCCAGTTGCTGGTCAAGAAACAGCTAGGGGCAAGCAAGTAGATGCCGGAACTAAAGGCATATTCACGATTCATTACCGCACTGGCATCACGCCGGAAATGCGAATCCAGTACAACTCCGAAACGTATGGCATTGTGTTTGTGCGTCCGGTTGATGGCGGTAGACGATACCTCGAATTGCACTGCAAATCCTAATGGCTAACAAACTAGACATTAAGATGGACATTCCAGTTGATGCAGAGCTTGCACGCATGCTCAACATGGATGATCGCATTGACCGATTTAAGCTGTTTGATAAGGCACTTAATGCGGCCAGTATCCCCGTCTTGGCTAGAGCACGGCAACTTTGCTGGGATGGCAAGAAACCTGCGCCGGGTGCGCCTAGCGGTAACAGTGCCAAGCGTTCTTGGTATCAACGCAATGGAGTGGAGCCACCATGGGCTAAATGGATTAAGCGTGGAAAGACAAAACGCAATAAATACGGAAAGGTAGATTGGGAAACGCAATTAAAAACTACCATTAGTCGAGTGGTTCGTAAATATAGCCGTAAAGGTATAGCCGTTATCGGCCCATCCTGGCCTAAGGGCAATAAGGCATATTTCAATGCAGGAAAAGATGGTCGTGACTATTGGCTTTGGGGTGACGATCAAAAAAAGAAAAAGGAAGCGATGCGCAATTTTATTGTTCAGGCTTTTGACGAAACAAAAAGTCAACAGCAAACAATAATGAAGGCGCAAGTCAAAACTTTGCTTGACCAGATGATGAAGAATCTTTGATGGCTGATGTAATCAAGACAATCCGCAACTACTTGCTGACTAAGACGGCAGTAACCGATCTTATTGGGCAACGTATTTACGCTAGTCGGATTCCGCAGTCAACATCGCAAACTCAGTCATGCGTTACAATTGCGGTTCTTAGCGAAATATACGAACACTCAATTGACGGACTGAGCGGTATAGTACAAACCAGACTGATCTTTGATTGTTTTGCTTCAACTGCGGAACTGGCTCGCAGCATAGCCGACTCAATCATTTGGTCAGACATAGACAAACTAAAAGGTGTTTACACCAATTTGAACATTCGGAGCGTGATGATGGATGATGGTCGCCGTGAATACGTCAACGAAGACGTAGCAGGCGGTGACAATCAGCGGCATGTGGTTACGTTCGACATTATGGTATTTTGGCTAAGGAGTTAGCTATGGCGTTGGTTGGAGATACTGGCAATGGAGCGACCTTCACTCTCACGACCCAAACTGCTGCGGCAAGTTTGAAGGTTGAATCCATTACGATTGGTGAAATCACTTTGGACATGCTTGATGTGAGCACGCTTGGAACGTCTGACTTTCAAGAGATGATTGCCAGCGATTTGAAGGCTACCCCAGAATTGACGGTAACCTATAATTTTAATGCTGCTGCAACTGCGGTGACTGTAACTGGATCGGTAGATACTGCTACAATCACGTTCCCAGTAGTCAGCACGCAGACGACCACGACTGGTGCCACTTTTACCGGAACTGGTATTGTGACAAGCTTTAAGCTACCTGACCTGCAAAATGGTCAAGTGCAAAAAGGTTCACTCAAGTTCAAATTTGATGGCGATACCGGCCCGACCTACACCCGAGGATCTTAATCTTGATTAAGCTTCGACTCGATGACTTTGTTGTGCCTAAAAAAACGCATTACGGAACCGTGTTGCGTTCTACTGGGCAAGACAAGGTCTATATTTGGAACGATGACACGGAAAATTGGACGCACTGCGGTTACCTGACGCACGAGTCAGGTTACTTTTTGCCTCTGGTTGGAGTGCCAAAAGAACTTGTGCCGGTGATTGCTGAGCAGTGCGCCAAGCAAAAATCGGTCAAGGTAAAGTATGTTGACTCGGTGCCCGTATCCGAGCCTGTAGTTGAAGAAGAAGAATTTTGGAGCGATGATGATGAGTAATCTGCTAGAGAAACTGAAATCTAAGTCTGTAATGTCTGTTGAAAAAGTTGTCGATGGCGACACTTATCTAATCAAGGGCTTGGACCTCAACCAAAAGTCTAAGGTCTATGCTAGTGCTCGCAAGTCTGACGGCAGCCTTGACAGCTTACGACTAGATGCCAGTTTCCTAGCTCAGTGCGTATGCGATCCGGAAACAAAAGCACCTCTTGCAGATGCTACTGTTTGGCGTAATGCACCTACTCACATCAGCGGCCCTCTACTTGGAGCCATTGCAGATGTTTGCGGGCTCAATGTGGATACGACCGTAGACCCAAAAGATTTCGACTCAACCCAGAGCTAATGCTGGCTCATCGGGTCGTTCTTAGGCGTGGCCTAGAGATTGAACCCGAGCAGTGGCTTGCGACGGTTGACGAGAAGACGTATCGCAACTGGGAATCTTATTACAGATTGGAGCCTTGGGGCGACGAGCAATATTTGCTCGCAAGGCTAATCAACCTGATAAGTCTCCTAGTTGCGTCTAAGGCTGGTGAGCGAGCAGAGGATTATGTGATCCAACTTGAGGACATTATGCCTCCATCGTGGGCATGGCGACCTCAGAAGCGTACTGAAGACATTGCTGCCGTTGAACAGAAGCTAGCTGGACTCTACTCTCAATGACGACCATCAATAACTATAAAGTTACTCTAGGTCTTGACGCATCCGGACTGGTGCGTGGCGCAACGCTAGCCAGAGGACAGTTCCAGCAAATTCAACGCATGTTCCGTGATGTGCAGGATCCTGCGGAAAAGCTTGAGAGCAAAATCAATTTGCTTGATAAAGCTATGAACGCCATCAAGGCTCAAAAGCCTACTGCTGACTTGTCGCACCTAGACGAAGTTATGCGACGTCTTTATATCCAGTACGATAATGTCACTGGTGCGGAAAAGAAGCGTACCGATGCCATGAAGGCAGAGGAAAACGAACTTCAGCGATTGATTGGTTTTGAGCAGCAAGCGGAAAAATCCTATGACAAAACCAGAACTCAGGTAGAAAAAGTTGAGCATGAGATCAGGCAATTAGAGCATGCCATGTCCCAGCTTAAAATGGCTGGACAAACATCCGAATTGCAAAAATACAATGACGCACTTGAGCGGATGTACAAGCAACTTGACTGGGTGACTGGCGGCGAAGCTAAGCACCTAGCCAACATGAAGTCTCAGGAAGACGAGTTAAATAGGCTAATCAAGCTTGAGCAGCAAGCGGCAGATATTTTTAAGAAACGGATGACTGCTACTGATATTTTTGCACAAGAACGTGCAAGCTTGTATGAGCTTAAGCGTGCTAATCTTTTAACTGAAGAAGAATACAAAGCAGAATTAAAGCTTGCCAGAGCAAAAATGATGGAAGCTAGTGCTGACAAGGAATTGGCAGCACGGCGTAAAGAAGCTATTGCGTTGATTGATAGGCACACGCCTAAAGTAGATCAGTTGCGTAGTCAGTACGAATTACTGCGCAAGGAATACCATAGCATCGCAGCAGCATCTAGAGTCCTTGGAAGCGAGGAAGACATACTCCGCACAAAGATAGTGCAGACTATGCGTGCCCTCCGTGATCAAATGACCGAGATGAATAAATCAGGTGGTGCCGCAGGATCAGGTGGCGGTAGTGGTCTGGGTCTTTTAACAGCCATAGCCACCAGGGCTGGTGGAGCACTTGCAGCAGTAGCCGGTGCAAGGCAGATGTATCAGCTTACTGTAGAAGCAGACAAAGCCAACATTTCTTTGCGGCAGACTGAATCTATCCTACAAGCCATCTCTGGATCGGATATTCAGGGCTCTGCCTTGATAGGCGATATACGACAGCTTACCAAAACTATGCCGTTAAGCTTCAAGGGTGCTGCGGAAGCTGCCAAAAGTATGATGGCTTACGGATTTTCGTCTAAAGAAGTCATTCCAGTCATACGTCAAGTTGGCATGATTACCGCCGGTAATTCCGAACGATTTGCAGCACTGACTAATGCTATTGCACAGATGCGTGGCGCTAATCGGCTTATGGGCCAAGAAGTTATCCAAGCCGTTAATGCTGGATGGAACCCACTGGCTGAGATTTCACGCAATACAGGCAAGAGCATGTCAGTTCTGAAGAAGGAAATGGAGGAAGGATCAATTAGCTTTGACATGGTGGCTAAAGCATTAGAGACTGCCACTTCCGCAACCGGCAGATTCGGCGGAATAGCCGACAAGATCATGGATACTGTTGCTGGCAAATCTGCACTGCTCGCTTCCAAGTGGGAAGAATCTATGGCAACGATGGGCAGGGCTATTGAGCCATTGTCTATTGCCTACAAGCAATTTCTAACGGAAGCCCTGGACAAAACAAGCAAGCTTATAGAAAGCATGTCAAAGCTAATAAGCTACGATCTAAGCAAAGTTGGTGGTGCCGGAAAAACTGGATCTTTGTTTAGCGATATGCTTACAGGCGACATTAGCTTTTTAAATCTTGTTCAAAGTGGCATTGATATTTCACGTTTTGAGAGCATGGGTGGTCATCGTGGAAGCTACTTTGGACAAGCAAATAATCAGGCAAATCGTGAAGATGCCATAGAAAAAATGTCGCAACAAGTTGAACTGATGAAACTTGTTGGCGAAATGCAGAAGAACTGGGTAGTTAGAGACAGGCTATCTATTGAAAATATTGCTGCATATAACAAGTATCTGAAACGTCAAACAGAAGAACGTGAAAAACAAGATAAGCTTGCTGCGGAAGCTGCACAGAAAGAAAAAGAAAGAAATGCTGTAACTGCTGCTGAAATCAAACTGCAAGAGCAGATGGATCAGAAGTACGAAAGCATGATGAATAAGCTCAAAGTTAGGCTTGAGCAGTTACAGGAAGGTGATGCAGCGGCACTTGCGATGAAAGCTGACCTTGCTGGCTTAAATGAATTGCAAGTACAAGAAATAGAATGCCTAGCAACTCAGGTAGAATACGAAGAAGAACAGTTACGACTTAAGCAAGAAAAGCTTAAAGAGGACAAGCGTTTGCTTGATCTTGTTGAAAAGTACGACAAAAAGACTCAAACGATAGCCGAGCGCACTGCAAAAGATTTTATGGCATTAGAGGGATTGCTCAATGCTGGTAAAATATCTTTCGATCAGTTCATTGAAACAAAAGATAGGATGCTTGCGGAAGCATCTCAGCAGCAGTTTGGCGATTCCGGCAAGATGAACATTGGTCCAAAGAAAGCACTTGAATACGGTTCAGCCGAGGCAATCAATGCTGTAATCAATAGGATGAATGATCCTGTTGAAATACAGCTAAGGCAATTAAAAGAGCAGCAAAATCAGGCACAATTGCTAAAGAATATTGAGACTGCAATTAAAGACAATGCTGTTGGAGCAATACGATAATGCGAGTCATTGGCGAACAGCGAATAGGTGAAATAAATCTAAACACTGGATCTAACGGGCAAACAGTAGTCGAGGAATCATACCATTACATTGTTGAGGCAGATTCCAATAACGACAGCAGGCTTGCGGTATCACTTTGCCCTGGATTGCCGCAAGTTGGAATTACCTATTCTTCAGGAGGTATTGCTTTATGCAAATCTATAACTGGATCAAGGCGACAGGAAAATCCTAAAATTTGGGATTTCACTTGCAACTTTTCTAGCGAAGTAGACCAAAATAATCAGAATCCTACAAACGCTGATCCGGAAACTTGGATACCCATTAGACGGACAATGTTTGAAAAGTTTGAGACACAAGAGTTTAAAGATGTAAACGGCAAAGTTTTTGCTAATAGTGCGAGACAACCGTTTGCAGATGGAATAACAAGAGTTCGTTACATAATAGCTTGGGAATTTGACCAATTTGAAAGTGCAACTGTAACTGACCAAGATATAGCAGAACGCACTGAGATCATTAATAGCAGCACATATCTTGGCTATCCGCCTAAAACATTGCTCCTAAGAGTAATGGATTCGGTTGTTGGATTCTACTACGGAAAAAGAAGAAGATTAACTAAATACAGAATGATGTATAGGCCAGATAATTGGGACCTTTTGGTGCTTGACAAAGGCGATTATTATCGTGATGCAAATGATAATAAGATCCCATTTCCTGATGGAGTTGGTCGAGGTGATTTTGTCGGATTTCTCAACGGAGCTGGAAAAGAATTGACTTTTTTAGATCCAAATGATCCGCAACCTTCTGAGTTCAGATATAGACTTTTTCAAGTGTATCCAGATTATGGATTTGCAAATTTTTTAAGGTTTTAATCATGGCCGATTTATCAATCACAGCAAGTAATGTTGGCATCGGAAGCACTGGTGTTATTAGCATTGTTCAAGTTGGCGAAACTGTGACCGCTGGTCAGCCAGCATACAAAAAATCAACCGATGGCTTGTACTACAAGGCTGATGCTAACGCATCAAGTGCCACTGCTGCTGCATTGGGCGTGTTCCTAACTGGTGCATCTACAAATGGCTATGCAGTATTATGTACAGCAGGAAGTTATCTAGCAGGTGCCACTCTAACCGTAGGCGAAACATATGTCGTCTCCGCTACTGCTGGCGGGATCGCACCGCTGGCGGACGTGACGACTGGATGGTACGTCACAATATTGGGTGTTGCATCATCAACAAGTACGCTTGTACTTGACATTGTTCGCAGCGGAACAGCAAGAGCGTAGCATGGCTAACAAAGTCTATGGTTTTAATGCAATCGACGCTGAGTCTTTGATTCAAGTCATAGACAACGGTACTATTGGCGGTAAACAGCAAAGTAATAAAGCCCCAATCAATTATATTGCCATAACTCCAGGCGGAGGTATAGCAGCAAGATCAGGCACGACAGTATCGTCTGCCAACTGCACTGTATACAGCGTTCAAAGTAATACGCTGACAGCCGCAAGTGTTTCCGTGCCAGTCTATAACCTTTCCACGACGGCTGTAGGTGCGTCCAAGTATATAGTAGCAACTTGGGCTGGTGGCGTTCTGGTAGCTGTCTGGGAGGATTGCTAATGCCCGGTAAGCATAACGCCGGTGGGTGTAAGTGTTGCGGTTGCTGGGATTGCTCTGTTGAGCCTATTGGGATTGAAATAGACGCTGGCGGAACAAATACGGGTGGGGAAGATTGCTGTCTTTTCCCAACTGCTACTTATTTGCGAACAACTACTGACTGCGACGAGACATGGTACTCCGATGAAAACATCTGGGGTATCACTGGCGGCTATGATATGGACACTGGCTGCTATGATGATTTATGCTACGGAGTTTCTGAACAGTATTTATACGGGACGCAGCTTTATGAGCTTATTGCCATTTGCGGAACCGCAGTTTCTTATGATGGTTGTGGATGGCTGGTGCTTGGCGTTGGTGCTATGTACGATGGCAACGGAGGTAGACCATCAACAACATATCCTCACGATCATGGCTGGAAAGTTACACTACAGCTTTTGACTGGCAAAAAGATTAAGGTAACAGTAGAGCGTGTTTATATAGTTGCACAACCGGTAGATGGATATGACACTACGGTAACTCCTTGCCTAAGAACTTATGCAATACTTTTTGGAGCAACCGGAACTGGCGGTCACCCATATCTAGCTTGGGGGTACACCGTAGATATTTATGAATATACTTTGACAGATTGTGATGACCATGTTGCAAGCATTTCTCACACAAGCAGAACGTCTTGGTGGAAAGATTTAATTAGCAACACAACTGGCTCTGACGACACTATCGTTATCGACGATGGAACTAATACATATTCTTTTACGATGTGCGATTACATACCGTCGGTGAATGTATTATGGGAGTAAAGTGGCAATGTCCGAATTGCATGTTCCAACTTAAAGACCCAAAACCTCCAATTTATTGCAAGTGCGGTTACGTTGATAGAAGGCAGTTTCTATCTAAGCCTCCATTGTGGATGTCCGCCATAGCAACTTTCCGCAGTCCCGAGGACACCGGCGTCGGTGACACGGTTCAGCGTTACGCCGCCATGTTAGGTGGCGAACAATTCAAAGCATGGGCTAAGAAATTGGGCATGCCGTGCGGATGCACGACACGCCAAAAGGAATGGAATCTCAGGTATCCATATACCGCACCGCATGACCAGCAGCAATCATCTTCTCATTGATTGACAATATTTCGTCTTTGTCATTGCTGGAAATGATCACAAGATA